ACAAATGGGTACAGGAACAGGAGTGATGAATATAGATGGAGATTAACGTAAAACTCGACAGAAACTTTACAATGACCTTTAACCGGCTCAGAGCGGAATATGGAGAAACGTTAGCCGCGTTAAATGGTTTTTCAGATAGCCAACTCAGTTATACGGACTTTATTGATAACTTTGTTGATAAGTCCACAGTTGCGGACGCCAGTATTGATGGAAATGCAAATGTTGGGCATAAGGATATTGTGTCTCTTGAAAATGAGATGAGCAAGCCGCACTCCAAGCTGCTTGGCGCAAATAAAATTTTCTATGAGATTCAGAAAAAATACGGCTTTAAGACAGCGGTTGATTGGATAACAAACGAATGGGATGGACATTTGTATCTCCACGACTTTTACAACTCGTCTTATAAGTCTTATTGCTTTGCTTACGATATCGAAGAGCTTATCAAAAACGGCTTGTACTTTATCGAGGGATTCAATGCGCAGCCGCCAAAGCATCTGATTACATATACAGACTTTGTTGCGGAGTTTATCTCTTGGTGTTGTAACCGTACAAGTGGCGCTGTTGGTACTCCAAGCTTTTTAGTTTACTCCTACTATTTCTGGCAGAAAGATATTAAATCTAACTTCTACCAGCACAGCCCTGAGTATTACAGAGACCAGGAGTTTCAGCGTATTATCTATAAGCTGAATCAGCCATTTCTTCGCGGCGGTATTCAGTCTGCATTTACCAACTTCAGTATTTTCGATAGAGAATATCTTGAAGCCTTATTTGGCGGGAAGCAATATCCTGACGGTACATATATTATCGACTGTATTGATGAGCTTCTTGAATACCAGAAAGCATTTATGCGCGTATTAAGCGATATTCGCTCAAGCAATATGATGACATTCCCTGTTATGACATTTGCTCTTCTCAGGAAGAACGGGAGGTTTGTTGATGAAGAGTTTGCTAAGTGGTGTTGCGAACACAATATGAAATGGGCTGATAGTAACTTTTTTGTCAGCAATGATATCAACAGCTTGTCGAATTGTTGCCGGTTAAAGAGCAATATCACAGACCTTGGATATTTTAACTCAATCGGAGGCACTGCGCTGGAAGTTGGCTCGGTTAAGGTCAATACCGTAAACCTTGCAAGATTATCTTATGAAAACGACAAAGGCGCATATTTTGACGCTCTGCGCGAAAAAGTTATACTCAGCCTAAAAGCACTTGATGCAGTAAGACATATTATTACAAGAAACACGGAAAAGGGCTTGCTGCCTAACTACGCTCTCGGAATCATTAATATGTCAAGCCAGTACAACACCATAGGTATCATTGGTATCTATGAAGCGTTACAAAAATATGGTTTTACATATAAGGACGAGCTTGGGTATACCTACTACACCGACGAAGGAGTAGAGTTTGCAAAGAAAATCTTAAATACAATCCATGACGTAAAGAACGAGTTCGCAAAGGACAGCGGGTATATGATAAACATTGAGCAAATCCCCGGAGAAAGAGCGGCAAGCATCCTTATGGAGAAAGATAAGGTCTTTTATCCGAATGAGGCATATGAACTTCCTCTTTATTCAAATCAGTGGATTCCACTTGGAGTTAAAACAAGTATTCAGGAAAAGGTGCGTTTATCCGCTATTCTTGACGAGGCTTGCTCTGGGGGAAGTATTGCTCATATTAATATCGACGCTCCGTTTACTGATTTTAACACGGCTTGGAGAATGCTTAATTATGTTGCGGACGCTGGCGTTACATATTTCGCATTTAACCTTAGAATCAGTGCGTGTAGATATAACCACGGATTTTATGGAGAAGTTTGCCCTATCTGCGGCGAACATAAGGTTACGACATACCAAAGAATTGTTGGATTCCTTACTCCAGAAAAGACATATTCACAACCAAGAAAATCAGAGTTTTCAATGCGTGATTGGTTCGACCTTAACTCAATGGGAGAAATGTAATGCGTGTAAAGAATATTGTATACGAGGACTTTGTAAATTATAAAAAGCCGTCAATGTTTATCGGTACAATATCTTGTGGTGGTAAGTGTTGTATAGAAGCTCAAAACCCAATTTCTTTTTCCAAAAACGACGTGTGGCGCCAACCCCCCCACGTCGAGATAGGCGAAGACACATTGATAAAGCGGTATTTAGAAAATCCATTGACACAAGCTATTGTATTTGGCGGTCTTGAACCACTTGAGCAGTATGGAGAGCTGATATGCTTTATTTCAACTCTAAGAAATAAATACAACTGTCATGATGACGTTGTTATTTATACCGGCTACAACAAAAGCGAGATAAACTACGAGATTGAGCGACTAAAAAAATTTGATAACATTGTAATCAAATTTGGGCGATTTATCCCAGACAAGCCGCATAGATTCAGTGATGTTCTTGGTGTAGAACTTGCGTCTGATAATCAATACGCAGAAAGGATATCATAAATGATTTTACCCAACATTTCATTTGAAGAGTTTCAAAGCAAAATCAATAAATGGTATGAAGGAAAGGATTTTGAACTCGTAGACCCTCAGATTGATGCGCAGTTTGCCCTTGATTTAATATTCAAAACGCTGGTCGATGATAAAGAGCATTATCCATATTTAACTACAATGCCAGCATCAACAAGCCAAACTAACAGTATAATGCTTGACCTGATTTTATCTAAATATAGTAGAAAGTACCGTATTTTCAGGAAGCACATCAGAAAGGATAGTGACAATAGATGACTATAAAACTTACCCCAGATAAAGAACACGTCAAAGAGATTCGTGAAAAGATTAAAGCAAACGATGGATATTGCCCTTGTTCTATCACGAAAAACAAAGACACAAAATGTATGTGCAAGGCTTTCTTAGACATGGATGAGGGAACTTGTCATTGTGGCTTATATATAAAGACAAAGGATTAATTGGTGCGTGTGGTGTTATATACTACATACTTCGCTAATTTGCGTAAACTTCCAGATAAAATTGTTCCTATAAGTATTTGTGGCAAAGCGCCAGAGTGGTATTATGGACTGCAGTATAAAAATCTTGCTCCAAAATGGTCTTTTTTCTCTGAATGGAAGAAATCACATGATAATGATTATTATATTCGTTGTTTTAACGAACAGGTGTTAAATGGACTTTCTGCCGAAAACGTATACAGCGAACTCATATCATTAAGCAATAGTTTTGATATAGCATTAGTTTGTTATGAACGTCCAAATGATTTTTGCCATAGACACATAGTTGCAAGTTGGTTTTTATCGAACGGTATAATCGCACAAGAATATAGCGATAAAGAAGGTGAAAAAATGCCAAAATACAAAATTGGAATTACAGAAGCCGGTGATGCTGGAATAGATTTATCTTGGGTAAATAAGATGGACTCAGTTGATGGAGCAATTTTAGTAACAAAATGTATTACCCCCAACTTCCATGACGCTGCTATAAGGTATAAGTATAAGGTTATTATTCATGCCACGCTTACTGGATATGGTGGCTCAGTAGTAGAGCCATGTGTACCACAGCCATATGAAGAAGTTGACGCTATACTGGCACTTGTTGATAACGGGTTCCCAAAAGATAAGGTTGTAATCAGGGTTGACCCTATAATTCCTACGGCAAAGGGAATCAACGTCGCTTTGAATGTTATAAAAGACCTTATTGACAATGGATTTACTCGATATAGAGTGAGTATTATTGATATGTACCCTCATGTTCGAGATAGATTCAAAGCTGCAAAGCTCCCATTGCCATATGGTGATAACTTCTCACCAAGCGATACTCAAATAAATGCTGTTAACGACATGATAAAAGCCGCAATAGACTATGGAGAAAGCGTTGGGTATGAGAGGCGCACAATAAGAATAGAGTCTTGCGCAGAACGCGGCTTAACAAACTCAATTACGTCTGGCTGTATCTCCGTGTATGATTTATCTTTGCTCGGACTTGATATCGACGATGAAGATATATGCTCGATAGGATATCAACGTAAGAATTGCCTATGCTATGCCGGTAAAACAGAGTTATTAGAGCATAAAGGTCAATGCCCGCATAAATGTATTTATTGCTATTGGAGGACAAAATAACAAATGATTCAATTAACTGATAAAATTGGATATATCCAACACTACTTATCCCCTGAACGATATAAATATATCGAAGCAAAGATAACAAGAATCAATATCGGAAAGAAAAAGACTTCAGTTTATTCCGATAGGTTCAATGCCTTGGATGTATCAGAACTCGAAAGCAACACAGTGTTTGCGAAGCGCGGACTCCAAAACAACTTTATCATGGTTCAAGAGCCGTTTATCACTAATGATGAATTACGGGCGCAAGCTGAACGCTGGTGTGAAAACACAAATAAGAAATTGGAGGAAGAAAACAATGGATAAGATTTATTTTGCGGCAATTAAAGACGGTGTAAAAATCCCTACGAAGCGTGACGAGGATGCTGGATATGATATTTATGCAAATTTCGACGAGCCTTACATCAAAATCAAGCCAAATGAGACTGTAAAAATTCCAACCGGCATTATCAGTGCTTTCCCTGAAGGATATGTTGCTATCTTCAAAGAGCGCGGCAGCACAGGGACAAAAGGTATCGGTCAGAGAGCTGGGGTTGTTGATAGCGGGTATCGTGGAGAATGGCTTGTGGTAATTACAAACCATAATAGGAATAGTATGTATATCGCAAAACAAGATGCAATCATTCCCAATCTAAATGACTTTGAAATTATCTATCCATACGAAAAAGCTATTTGTCAGGTGGTTTTTGTACCAGTTGCTTGTCTTGAAAGTGTAGAGGTTTCTCCTGATGAAGTTCGCGGGTTTACTTCTGAGCGCGGAGAAGGAAAGCTTGGGAGTTCACGAAAATAATCTAAAAACCTATTGACAACTTAGAAAATCCGCTGTATAATGATAGCAAGAAATAAATTAATTTGAGCGAGGTATAGAGCGTGAAGACAAACCGTGAATATATTAAGTCTTTGAAAAATGACTTGTTTGATGCTACGCTTATGGGGCTTATGGGGATAGAGCTGGCATCTCCGCAGGAAGACGCATTAACTAAATGGCTTGATAGTCCTGTTGACCCGCGTTTTTCAGAGCAAGAAGAAGTGAAAGATGATTTGATTAGTAAGCTCAAAGACGTTTGTGAGCTTGGAGAAAGCAGACAACAAATTAATTCGGTTTAATTGGAGCTGATAAATATAGGAAAAGGCGATATACTTACTCCTTTTGTAGATGACATTATCAAAAAATATACCGACAATCATCAATCGTTAAAAAGAATTGGAAGCGAATATGGTGTGAAATATCGCCATATTCGCAAAGTGCTGGTTGATAATGGTGTAAAAATCAAGAAAAGTGGCGGCACTCGTCAAAGTATTGACACGCTCTACAAAAATATGAAGAACCACTTACATTGGAATATAGAATTAGACTTTCTAAAACAATTTCAAGATTTTAACAAGCTAAAGGCTGTTAACAGGCTATTGAATAGAGACCGCGTATCAGTTAACTTTGACGATAAAAAGTACAAAGACTTTGTTTGCAAATTTTATTATGACGCACAGTTTAACAATGTTTATAGGTTGTATTTGGATAACAACAAAAGCAGTTGGGCGATGCCATCGTTAGACCATATAGTACCATTATCAAGAGGTGGTACATGGGAATTAGACAACCTTCAGGTATTAAGTTGGGCTGAAAACAGAGCGAAGTACAATTATCTTCAATCTGAATGGGATTATATTAAAACAACATTTATTACAAAGAAAGAGGGTGATTAATAATGGTAACTTCGGCTGTATATAACGGCGATTGTCTGGAACTATTGAAAGATATTCCAGATGAATCCATAGATATGATTCTATGCGATTTACCTTATTAGCGGTGTGACTAACGCCCCATACGATGTAGTCATA